ACTATGGCAAACAAAAACACACAAGGTTTTGGTCTGATCCCGGGTGATAGATTAGGAAATACTCCTGCTATCTCTGGTCAGTCTAAATACTTTATCGATGCTGCTGTTGCTGGAGCAATCTACAACGGTAGTGCTGTTAAGTCCGCTGCAGGATACATTGTCAATGGACAAGGTTCAGCAGCTCCTGTGGTTGGAGTATTAAACGGCGTATTTTACAATGCGGCTACAACTTTGAAGCCAACATTTGCTAATTTTTACGCAGGTTCAATTACACCAGCTAACAGCGAAGACATAACGGCGTTCGTCAACGACGACCCATTCCAGAACTACATTGTAGCAACTGACGATGCAGTAGCACAAGCCGGTTATTTAGAAACTTATGACATGAACACAACTGCTGGAAGCAGCACGACTGGGAAATCATCAGCAACTTTAGATATCGGAACTACTGGCGCAGATGACAAACAATACAGATTACTAAGATCAGCAGAAGATCCTGAAAATGATACTAATGCTGCTTACAGATCTGTAATTGTTGTCGCTAACTTGTTAGAACTACAATCATAATAGGAGTATATAGACAATGGCAATATCACGATCACAGCTAGTTAAAGAACTAGAGCCAGGCCTAAATGCACTATTTGGTCTGGAATACAAAAGGTATGAAAATCAGCATGCTGAAATTTATACAGAAGAATCTTCTGACAGAGCTTTCGAAGAGGAAGTAATGTTATCAGGATTCGCAAACGCACAAGTAAAAGGTGAAGGTCAAGGTGTATCTTTCGACAATGCACAAGAAACTTTCACTGCTCGTTACACTCACGAGACCATCGCTTTAGCATTTGCTATCACGGAAGAAGCTATCGAAGATAACCTCTACGATAGATTAGCTTCTAGATACACAAAAGCTTTAGCAAGATCTATGAGTAATGCTAAACAAGTGAAATCAGTAGCCCCATTGAATAACGGTTTACCTTCGGTAGCCACGTTCAATTCAGGCGACGGTGTTTCTTTGTTTAACACATCTCACCCTACAGTAGCAGGAACGTTTTCAAACACGTTAGCTACTCAGGCAGATCTTAACGAAACTTCATTAGAACAATCGCTAATCGACATTGCGAAAATGACTGATGAAAGAGGTCTTAAGATTGCAGCAAGAGGAGTAAAAATGATTGTCCCTTCAGAAAACCAATTCACAGCTGAAAGATTGATGAAATCTCAAGGCAGAACTGGAACAGCTGATAATGACATCAACGCAATCGGATCTATGGGGATGATACCTCAAGGTTACAGAGTTAATAACTTTTTAACTGATACTGATTCGTTTTACATCCTTACAGACGTGCCTAATGGAATGAAAATGTTCCAAAGAGCGCCTCTGAACACTGCGATGGAAGGTGATTTCGACACTGGCAACGTAAGATACAAAGCTAGAGAAAGATACTCATTTGGAGTATCAGACCCTAGAGGTATCTTCGGCGTTGAAGGTGCGTAATAACTGAAACTTTAAAAAGGGGGCTTTCGGGTCCCCTTTTTTTATGATAGAAAGAAAGAACCCATGAAAACTTTTAAAGTACAAATTAGAGCATATGGCTACCACGCCATATTCAATATATCTTGTGAGGATAACGAAAAATCCTTTGAGGATACACTAGTTGACAAACTAGGAAAAAATGATATTGTATGGGACAAAGATGGATTTACAAGTAAATCTAAAACATGGTTAACCTATGAGGAGGTTATAGATGGAACACGTTCAGAACCTTTACACGAAAAAAAGGAGTCTAGAACTGGAGTGGTCGCAGCACTATAATCAGGAGAAAAGATACACTCTTGATATGGTAAGGATTGATGACAAAATAAGACAAGTCATTAATCATATTAAACAAGCTGAAGCTAAAGAAGCTCACTTGGTTAATAAAGTAGAAGCTGCTAGGCCCGACGTTTCTGTAGCTACGTAACATAAAAACGCTACATCGCTGAAATCGCACTTTCTCGTAAGGCTCTCTTGCACTTCTCACAAAACTAAGCTATAAAATACACACTATACATTTAATTAGAACATAGACGCGTATAGTCGACGGCCTAGAGACTATGTTCGAAAAACTAGGAGGATATAATATGGCAAAAACAACGTTTTCAGGACCGGTGATTTCCAAAAATGGATTTCAAAATACGGGACCTGGCATGACAGTTAGCTTAACAGCTGACACAACTTTGACAGTTGCTTCACACGCAGGTAAGATCTTACTTACAAATGATGCTGACGGTAAATTTACTTTACCAAGTATCAATGTAAATAGTAATGGTGCTTCTGCAGGTGATAACGACGTTAATAACTTAAACAACATTGGTGCAACTTTTCACTTTTATGTGGAAACAGCTGCAACTGATATGGACATCTTAACGGATGGTACTGACAAATTTAAAGGCGGTATCATGATTGCTGTAGATGATGGCTCTAAAAAAGCTTTCATACCAGGTGCAACAAATGATGTTATAACTATGAATGGTTCTACAAAAGGTGGAATCGTTGGTAGTGTCGTATCTTTCACAGCGATTGATACAGCTACATATTTGGTTCACAATTCTTTATTGCTTGGATCAGGTACAATAGTAACACCATACGCAGACGCGTAATAAGTAATTAGTGTGGGTCTTCGGGCCCACACTTTAATAGGAGATAAAATATGGCAACATCAGACCAACAGTTTTCTACAAGAACTTCTGACGGTAGATTTGGTAGAGCAACAAACGCTTCAGGTTCATTTATTGGACCAGCTAGAATAACTTATATTCAAGTTGAAGGAGTAGCGAACAGTAATATCAAACTATATGATGGAACAGATGCAACAGGTGCTTTAGTATTCGAAGGTAATTGCGGAACTGAAGGACTAGACATTTATGTTCCAGGAAGCGGTATTAGATGTAGAACTGGAATATATTTAGATTTAACAAATACTACTTCTGTTACTATCGGATACACTGGCTAAGGAGTTTAAATGGCAAATACTACTTCAGGAACTACTACGTTCGATAAGACTTTTGCTATTGATGAAATAATAGAAGAGTCTTATGAAAGGCTAGGTATACAAGGTGTATCTGGTAATCAATTACGTACAGCAAGGCGTTCTCTTAATATCATGTTTCAAGAATGGGGAAACAGAGGTCTTCATTATTGGGAAGTAGGAAATTCATCTTTTACTCTTGCTGATGGTCAAGCGACTTACACTGCTTACAGAGCAACATCAGATGGCACTTCAGATACTACAGCTATTTATGGTGTTGATGATGTATTAGAAGCTGTATATAGAAATTCTTCAAGTGTAGATACTTCTCTTACAAAAATAGATAGATCAACTTATCAAGGTTTAGCTAATAAAGGATCTGAAGGTGTACCTTCACAATACTTTGTTCAAAGATTCATTGACCGTGTTACAATGACTTTATATCAAACACCAGGATCAAGTGAAGCAGGTAACTTTGTTAATTTTTATTATGTAAAAAGAATACAAGATGTAGGGGATTACACAAACGCTACTGATGTGCCTTATAGATTTGTTCCATGTATGGCATCAGGATTAGCTTACTATTTATCACAAAAATTTAAACCTGAGTTAACACAACAAATGAAGTTATTATACGAAGATGAATTACAAAGAGCTTTACAAGAGGATGGTTCGCCATCAAGTTCTTATATAACACCAAAAGCATATTACCCAAATGTCTAATTTTGCTAGAGGAAAATACGCGCAATTTATTTCTGACCGTTCTGGTCAAGCCTTTCCTTATAAAGAAATGGTTACAGAATGGAACGGATCTAAAGTTCATATTTCTGAATATGAACCAAAACAACCTCAATTAGATCCAAGACCTCATGGTGGAGATCCTCAAGGTTTACAAACAGCAAGACCTGCAAGAACAGAATTACCTACAGCAGATTTTTTACCTACTAATCCTTTTACAGCAGAAAATGTTGGAGGTGGAATTGGAGCTGTGTATAGTGTTTCTCATCCCGATAGTGGAATACAAGTTGGAGACTATGTAAGATTAATGTCTCTTAAAAGCCCCTTGTCCCTATCAGGTGTTGCAGTTCCTATTCAAAACACAGAGCTTACAACTACTTTATCTGTAGGTATAAATGCTACAGCTACTTCTTTAGTTGTAACTGACCCTGACTTAGATTTTTATTTAAATGGTGGTTTTTTAATGATTGAAAAAGTTTTAACTTCATCAGATACTTCAGACGCTTTAAAAATAGGAACTTATCAAAATGAAATTATTCAATACACAGATTATAATAATGGAACAAAAACATTGTCTGGTTTAACTAGAGGAACAAACGCAGTTTTTAGAGGTTCAACTCCTAAAAATACTATCGCAGGTAGCCACTTAGCTGGAGCAAAAATTATTGGTGCAAGAATAGTTACTGCTTTAAATACAACAACTTCTTCAAGTACAGGACAACCTTCTTCCGTTACTAATTATAATGGATATCAATTAAAAACTAATGATCAAGGAAGTGTCTGGCTTAATACTTATTCAGGCGGAGGAAATGGTTGCCAAGCAGGCCCATTAAATGTAGAGTTATAATATGGCAGGATTTACATACGCAACATTAACAACAGCAATTCAAAATTATACAGAAGTAGATACTAATGTGTTGACAGCTACTATTACTGATCAGTTTATTGATAATGCTGAAATGAGAATATTGAGAGATGTTCCTATTGATGCTTATAAAAAACAATCAACAGGTAATTTAGTTACAGGTCAAAATACAATTAACGTACCAGC